ACACCCATCAGCGAATCCAGGGCCATAACGCTGTGGAACGAAGGCGTCACCAAGAAGGAAATTGCCAAGCGCTTTGGCGTGGACTATCAGGTAATCTTGTACTTTTTTAGGCGAAAGTTCAGGAGATGAACAGCGCGGCTTCGTCTTTGCGGCGGTTCTCAAGCCCTCTGAGCACCTTGCCGCCGGCCTTGCAGTACTGCAACAGCGACGCTATGGCCGCGTCTTTTTCCCCTCGAAGAACCTTCTGACGGAAGGTGCTGCGCTGTAGCGTTCCCAGACCAACGTTAAAAGCAAAGCTGACGCAAGCATCGAATTGGCCTTGGGTAAGGGCCACGGAAATAAGCTGGCCCACACCGCGCTCAAAGCGCTGGAGATCACTTCTGAGAATTCCATCTACTTCGTCCTTTGAAAACGTGCGATTGTCTTCTGGGCGAAGCGGGTAAGCGCCTCTTTGATCCATTGATATCTTAGCTTGGTCTGGGTAAAGTACATGTCCGACTCCTATTGTCCACAGTTGTGCTGGGCACCGATACGCCTTGTACCTGATGCCCTCATGGTGCTGGATCATCTTGATCGCGTCAGCGCTGACGTTCATTTTTTGAACGCTTGCCCGCCAAACCAGAACGACACGATACAAGCCCAGATGATCTGGGTTTCATCGTCCCACAGGTGATTGAGCGCCACATCAAAGGCGACGTCTGTATGCCAGGCGTAATAAAAGCCAAAAATTTCCACGAACATGAACATGGCAAACATGCCGTAGGTGATGACGCTGCGGGTCGCTGCGCGCATGTTGGTTACCCATTGAGCCGCTCCCTGGCCCAGCGCGATGTCGTGCGCATAGAGCGCCTGGCGCTCTTGCATGGCCGTTTGGTTGTTGGTGACCTCGGCGTTGATTTGAATCTGCTCGGTCTGGATGTGCTCAATGCGCTCTTGCGCTTCTAGGCCGGCTTTCTTTAGTGTGAGCTCGCGCTCGGTTTGCATGGCGGCAAGCGCCAATTCATGCTTCTTGTCGGCGCGGTCTTGGAATAGCTCAAGAATTTTGGGCAGGCCGCCCATCAGGAAGCTGATTAGGCTGGAGAACAGGGTCAGCATGCTTAACCTTTCAATTCAAAACTAAGGTTGGTATGGCGCGGGTACTGCACAACGCGCTCGCCCTCGGGGCATTTGTATTTGATCGTTGCCAGCAAAGTTGCTTTGCCGCTGGCAATCTTTTCTTTTTGCACCATGGTGAGCTGGTATGTAAACGTGTCGATCTCTGGGCCTGCCGGGCCGCTGAATCGGCTGGCGGTGGTGGTTGCCTCATGCACCATACCATTTGCGTCCCGAATGCTTGGGGTAAAGCTCTCGACAGAGCAATCGTCGCGTTTCTTGATCCGCGCAACGGTGACGTTGATGGGTTGGCCAGCTTCTGCCACGATTTTAAAATGCTCTGGAGACCATTCAAGAATGGCTCTATCAAACCAACCAAACTTGTCGGCCAGCGTGTAGCTGCCGCCCAGAGCGGCAACACTGGCCGCAACCGCGCCAATGGCTTTGGTGAGGTCGATCATTTGTCGGCTTTGTTGTCGAGCTTGTCGAAAATCTTGCCCAGCAAGTCGCGCATCTCGCGGATGTCGGCCTTGTAGTCGTCGCGGCTCACGTAATCGTGGGGCATGCTGCGCACGTCGCTGTCGAGCCTGTCGATGGCGATGTAGATGCGGTTGAGCGTCCACCCGCCGAAGAACCCGGCAATGGCCACGGCGATGTTGAAGAGTACTTGGTAGTCCATCATGGCGCCAGATTGTTTTTCTTTTCGCCGCCAACCAATTGATTGCGAATGGCAGCACGGGTTTTTGGCCCTTGAATGCCTGACGACGTGGGGCGCGGGGCGCTCAAGCGCTCCTCAAGCGTCGCCAGCACGTCAAGCATCTGATCGCGCTTGATGGCCGCATCGCGCTTGGCCTGCTCACCCGCCACACGCTTGGAGATGTCGTCAAACATCGCGGCCTTTTCACGGGCTTTGGTAATCGTGTCTTGAATCCAAGCGCGATCCATCATCTTCTGGGCGATGGCCTTGTCGGTGAGCGACTTGAAGCCTGGGGCAACTTCAGCAAAGTCAACCTTGGCTTTTTCCCATGCAATCTTTTCAGTTGCTGACAAGTCAAACAGTTTGCCCGCAGTGACTTTCTTGGCCGCGTCATCCAACGCCGACAGCTTTTGGAATGTCTCGGGCGTTGCGCCTTTGATGCCTTGGCTGGCTTCGCGAAAGCGCCCGGTGATGGGGTCAAAGTCAAGGATGACTTCGCCAGTAGCGGGCCTGCGCGCAGCCGCTTCAGCCGCTGCTTGTTGCGCTTCGGCCTGCTGGCCCATTGTGCGGGACAACCCTGCACGGCGAACGTCTTCTGCACGCAAAGCATTCATAGTGCCTTCCGCGCTGGGTGCGGGCAAGGCTCGGGTCAAGTTTGGCGCGCTTGGCGTGACCTGTGGGCCGTAACGCTCGGGCGTCATTACAAAATTAGGCGGCGTAAACGCTTGCTGCCCGTAGTTGTATGGCACAAGTTGGTTGGGGCCGTAGTTGATTTCGGCAGGCGTCAGCCCGGACGGGATGGGCCGATAGTCAGGCGGCATGGCCGCAGACTTTTGAAACCCTGGTTTGGCCATGCTACGTGCGGCCACACCCGCTCCAATATTGCCAAGCGCCGCGCCTACGCCGCCACCCACAATAGCGCCCGGCAAGCCACCTACAGAACCGATAAGCGCGCCAGCAGTGCCGCCTGCGCTGGATCGGGTGAGCTTTTCCCTGAAGGTTGGCTCGCGAACCACGCCACCTTGCAAATTCTCAGGAAAGTTGGCCGCAGCGTTTGCGATTTTTGCGGCGTTACCTGACAAGGGTCTGCCTTCAGCAGCCATTTTTGCCAGCGCTTGCGGATCAACCACGCCGGTGGCCAAGTTGGTGGCGCGGCGGTAGTCGTAAATTCGTGCGGCCAATGAGCGCGCGTTTTGAAATTCGGTCAACAGTCGAGGGTCGGTAATGCTGTTCTCAACTGCTTTTTCCAGTGCGTTAGCGATGCCCATGCTTGCATCTGCGCGGGCTATTGCTTCGGGTGACGGCGGGTTGATGCCGGCAGACTGTTGGTTGTAGATTGCTTGCGCATCTCGGCGGCGCTGGCGAATGCTGTCCACAATGATTTTGCCATCTGCGCCAGCTTGAAGTTGCTGTTTGGCCGCGTCCAAAAATGTATTGACGGCGTTAGCTTGGCCCATGTCGCCAATGGTCGGCGCAACACGCAGACTGTCAAGATCGTCCAATACCGCAGCGTTGGCGGTTACGCGAGGAATCGCCCTAACCTTGTCATACGGCACACTGATCGTTGGTGCTTCCAGCGCGGTATCAAACGCTTTGGCATCAAGTTTCATGGTTTCTGGCAGGCCCATGTCTTCTCTGGCCCGCGCGGCAACTTTAGGTAGATTGAGCTTGGACAAGTTGCTGTCCAGCGCCGTTGACCCCACCGCAGCGGCACGCATACGATTGGCGGCGCTAGGATTGGACAGTGATGGGTTCAACGACAATTCCATGTCAAACGCATCTTTGGCCGCGTCAATGCGTGGGGCGTTCATTTCGCTCTCACGCACGCGCTCAGTTTGGATGCGTTGCTGGCGCGCTTGTATTGGCGCCTTGACCATAGGTGCGGCGGCGCGAGTGCCCGCGCTAACTCCCCGAGACAAATCGCCCAGCACGTTGAGCGGAACGCCTTGCAGACCAGTGCTGGCCAGCGCGTTGCCAATTGCTTCAGTGTAGCCTTGCGCCGTTGGGCTAAGTGCCGGCTGAAAGAATTGCTGGACTTGGCGGGCTTGGGCCTCTCCAGCGCGGACGCCTTCTTTTGCGCCGTATTTGCCGCTGGTCAGCGCGCCAAGCACTTCTGAACCCGCAACGATAGGTGCTGTGATTGCACCAGTAATAAGCCCCACGGCGGTTTCCATAGGAGCGGTCAGATACTTCTCTGTGAACGACGCAGGCGCGCGCGCTGGCGCTGCTGTTGACGCAGGCACCGCGTAGGTATTGCCTGGGATCAGATCGGCAGCAGTTCCAGTTTTGCGCGGTGCGGGAATACCACCACGCATTTGTCGAATGGCGTCAGCAAATGCTTGGGCGTCTGCGGCGTTGCCCGCAGCGTCCGCTTTGACCAATGCCGCGCTGAGTTCTTCGAGTGTGGCCATGGTTATCTCGGTTTGTATTTTTCAAGAAGGGCATCAATGTTTGGCGCTGCGGCAGGTGTTTGAACGTTTGGCGCAGTTTGCTTGTATTTATACGTTTCGTCAAACGCTTCTTGCATGGTTTGCGTTGTAAAGTTAGCTTGCTCTTTTAGCCTGCGCAATGCGTTTTCTAAGTCAGTTTTGGACTGTCGTCTATCCAAAGACGCTTTCAAATTTTCAAATCTTTCGCCTTCGCGGTTGGACACGTTGCCCACGCCAGCGCCAGTTTTAGACGCCGCGCGAAGTTCAGTAAGACCTTGCACAAACGCCAAGTTTTTCAACTGTTCCAAGTCGGCATTGGCTGTGTTTGCCGCGTCAGTAAACGCGGGTGTGCGGCCATATATTGTGCCTGTTATGCCGTTAAGCCCGTCGGGGTTGGCAAGCAAGCGGTCAACAGTTTCGCCGATAACTGACATGGTGTTGCCAACAGTTTTAACCGCTTGCCGCGCTTGGGGAAGCACCGCCTCACGCTTTTGAATGTCTTTTGGTGACAAGCCTTCTATGGCCGTTGCAGGTGTCTTGCCTAAGGCTTCTTCACGAGTCACGTATTTGACACGGCCATCTTCGCCCACAATAGCGACCGGCGCTGATGGCTGCACCGGCTGCGCTGGTGTTCGTCCAGCATTTGCCATCTCGCGTTTAAAGTCAAACAGCGAACCTCTATAGCCTTGGGCTTTAGCGTATTCGTAGCGCTTAATTTCGGGGTCAGTTGGCTCAACCGACGGCATCACAACGCGGGCGTTGCGAGGGTCAACCAAGCCCACGCCGGGAACATTTTGGTACGTGGGTTCTCTGGACGCCAGAGCAATATCCGCATCCATGGCGCGGGCGGCAGCAATTGCTTGAGGCGTGCCCATAGCCAAAAGAGCGTCACGTTTAGCCCGCAAATTACTTACGTCTGGCACAGCCAAAGCGTTTGCAACTGGTGCCGGCGCGGTAGGTGCGGGGGCAAGTCGGTTGACAGGTTCAGGGGCCATGCCAAACGTACCTGAGCCCAGCACGCCAGCTTGCATGGGGGCAGTTAGCGCGTTGGCAACTGGTGCAGCAGGAGCCGGTGCTCTACCCATACCCATGATATTGGCAAATTGCGCGCGCTCATCTAACTTTTGGCGCAAGCCAACACCAAACTCAACAAACTTGGGGTTGCCTGACTTGAGGTAAGCATCAGCAATCTGGTTCAGATCAGCCGGGCCACCATTTTCCACGGCTTTGGCTTGAATTTGTTGGAGCGTTGCTTCATCGCGGCGCATCTGATCAAGCTGCATCTGGCTAACTTGATTTTGATTTTGCATTGATTGAATTTGCGCAACTTGGGCGTACTGGGCCAACGGGTTGGGCACTTCAACGCCTCGGACGCCTAGCGCGATGTTTGGGTTAAGTGCCATGGTTAATATCCTCCACCGGGCTGCATAGGTATGTCGTAATACCCATAACTAGCTGAAGCAGGCCCACCACCAATTGCGTTGTATTGGTTCATAAAATTACTGCCGCCGCTACCACGGGCGTTTAGCGCGTTGACCAAGTTGTTGCCTTGGTTGTAGTTCAGGTAGGTACTCAAGCCGCCGGTCAAAGCGTTGGCCGCACCGACTTGACCCGCTGCGCTTGCGGCGGCGCCTGATGTCATCAGGTTGCCCATGTTAGCGGCAGCGTTTTGCCCAGCGGCGCCAATTTGACCCGTAGCCGTTTGGCCATAACCCGCCAAAGCCGCCAGACGGTTGTAGCCTGTGGCCTCACGCGCCACTTCAGCGTTATAGCCCGTTAGCGCTCGGTTGTAGGCGTTTTGATACTCTTGGCTGCCCATTTCTTGGCCGAAGCGTTGCGCGGCTTTCATGGCCCCGCCTGAGATCAAACCGCCCCTAGCGGCGGCGCTTCGATCCAATGCCTTTTGGCCTTCGGACAATCGGAACGCATAGCCTGGGTCTTGACCCAAGTTGACCTGGCCAGTAAACGCCCCCGGCATCATGTTGCGCTGCGCTTCAAGCTGGGGTAACGCACGAATGCCAACTTGGCGAAATGGCTCTTGCAGTTCAACTTGTCGGTTGAACATGCGCTCCTGCGCTGCACTTGCAGCTGCGGAAGCCCCCGCACCAATTCGCGCTGCTTCTTCCGTTGCATCTGCTTGCTTGCTGGCGGGGCCAAAACCAAATACGTCTGCTACCGAATTGACTACGTCACCCATATTTCTTCTCCAATCGAATCAAACCATTGTCGCGGCTGACTTCATTAAAACCAAAAAATCTAGCCAGCCTCAACGATGCGTCATTGTCGTCATAGATCTTGACGATGATTGTATCGTGGGCTTTTGCCATTGTCTCGAGGTATTTTGTGATCTCACCTCGAATTTTCCATCTGCCGCGCTTTTCAGGCACAACAAACAAATCAAACTCATTGCCACTCGCCACAAAGGCGCCGCCGTCAAACGGCGTAATATCTAAATTCTGGTCCATCCACTCACGCGCCTCTTGCGGTGCGTCAAACCCCATCCTGTCGTGCAGGTAGCCTTTGATCACGTCCCAGACGTCATCAGCTAATTTCACGACCTGACACCCGCATGTTGATGGCACTGGAAGCACTGGCGATAGTCGAAATGAACGAGCTGTTTGGCATGATTTGCCCCACCAGCTCAGGAAACGTGTAGACCTCAGACGCCGCAAGGCTCTTGGTCTTGGTGATTAAGTTCTGGTTACCTGCGGTGTCCGAGCCAGTGACAATGTTGACACTAATCGTAGCCGCTGAGCCGCTGATATTGGTAGCCGTGAACTTGTCAATGATCGTAGCCGTAATGTTGCTGCTGACGGTGTACTGCGTTGTCTGAGTATTCTCAACAAATTTGGCGGGTACAAGGTTTTTTGCGGTGACTGTCATTTCAATTCCTTAAATAACAACCCAGCGTGAGCCAGACGGTACGGTCACGCTGACGCCAGACGCAAGGGTGATTGGGCCAGCGGACATTGCGCTGTTACCTGACGTGATGGCGTAGTTTGACGAGATTGTGAGCGCATTCTCCCACAAACCTTGAGCCGTAATGTTACTGCCGCCGCCCGCAGCAGCAGCCCACTTGACGCCCGCAGCAGCAGTTGAATCAGCAGTCAGCACATATGTGTTGGCCCCTACGCCCAATCGGACGTTGTCCGTGCCGTCGCTGACGATCAGATCGCCTTTGGTTGTGGTGGGTGCCAGCGCGTCAAATGCCGCAGTTTGGCTGGTTTGGCCTGTACCGCCGTTGGCAATGGCCACCGTGCCGGTCACGTTGTCGGCCGTACCCGTGGTGTTCTGGTTCAGGGTAGGAAAGTCAGCCGCCACGGCAATTGACAACGCGCCAGTCGTGGTAGTGGACTTCAGAATACCTGTGGTCAGAGCTGACGTGCCAGCCGAGTAATCAGTGCCAGATGTGGCCGCCGAAATGGCCGTACCGTTGCCTTTGAGCAAACCAGTGATGCTGGTGGACAGTGTCAGCGTAGGTGTTGCCCCGCCGCTAGACGAGCCGGCAAAGCCGTTAGCTGACGCAACAGCAACCGAAGTCACGGTACCGGAACCTTTGTTGTTAAACGTGTTCCAGTCAGTCGAGCTCAAGTAGCCATCGCTGGCAGCACCTGACTGCGTAATGCCGATCGTAGGTGTCAGGCCGCCCGTCGTGGTGATGGGAGCTGTAACGCCAATTGAGCTCAAATAGCTAAGCGCAGGGATGTCGGCAGCCACCAAAGCACGGAACGTAGGTGTGCCAGCTGAGCCGTTGGGGGCGGCCAGCACGTAGTTTGCTGTCTGCGATGCAAAGTCCGATGGCGTTACGGCCAGCGTACCGCCAAGCGTGATTGTGCCTGACGATGTGATGGGTCCGCCAGTTAGTGTCAGTCCACTGACACTGCCCGCAGTGTCCACGGACGTGACCGTACCAAGGCCAGTACCAGCGCCGATCGCCGTACGAAAAGAAGCCGCATCTAGCGCGCTTACGGTGTTGTCAGCGTTGAATTGGGGGAATGTAACCGCGCTGGGGTTAACCAACGTGAACATACTTTGACCAACTGTTGTGCCGCCAAGCGATGTGCGGCCAGTAGCAGCAACCAAGTCAGTAGCGCCGCCATCCCATTTGAGACGGTCTGCGTAAGCGGTATCCCACTCAGTCTGTTTGGCTGTGGTTGGAATGGCGTACCCAGAAGCATAAGACACACCAAGCGTGCCGCTCGTAGTGATGGGGCTGCCTGTGACGCTCAGCCCCGTGGGTACCGTCATGGCAACTGAAGTCACTGTACCAGAACCGCCGCCCCCTCCGCCACTTTCAGTAACGGGTTGAGGAGGTGGGCCGACTTGCAGGTCATCCAATGATGTTTGATTGCCGCCAGAGCCAGCAATAGTAAACAGGTTTAAGAAAAACCGGTACCACTCACGCGAGACTAAGCCCGTGCGGGAGTCAATGAACTCCACACGGTTGGATGGTATGTTGGTGACGTTTTGTTGGGCTTCAGGCATTGGTAGGCGTCACATAAATATGAGCGCCCATGATAGTGATTTTTACGGGGTCTGTACCAGACACCTCGTAGACACGATCACGCAGCTTCAATGTCATGCCAAGTCGGCGGTAGATTACACGGCGGAAATACTCGCCAATCTTGCCAATTGGCAGCCAATTTTCATTGGACCAAGTGTGGCCGCCATCATCAGACCAACGCAACATCATCTGAGGATCGCTGCCTTGGCCTATGTTTGTGCCCACGCCAGCTTCGCAGTCAATCTGCAAATTGTGCTGAGATGAACGCTTGAGGTCGTTTGTGCCTGTTGGCAACGCGCGCCATGAGCGCAGCCACTTCTGAATATCGCCGTTATCCGAATAGTCGTTCAGATCGTAAGCGTAGATGTTGCCGTTTTCG